TTGGGCGGCAAAAGTATTCCGAGTAAGCCAAGTCGTTGAAAACTTTGAGCAAGGTGGGCAATTAACAACATCATTAACATTGATGGAGTACAACCCTGCAATTTATGATGATATTTCAATCACGCAATTTACGCCATCACCTAACACTGGCATTGGTTCGCCATTGACGTTTGGAACTCTTTACACGCCATCTGTTACAAACATACAAACATCATCACCTGTTCCATCTTTTGATGTTGCTGTCCTTGCGGCAAGTAATGGAATTGTGCAATACGCTGAAGTTTATTATTCAGCATTCTCATCGCCTACTGAGTCTCAAAGGTTTTTTGCGGGAACAACAGCAATCAATCCCGCTGGAAATCCATATGCCCCAAGCAGTTCTATGGGTGTTGTTACTATTACAAACTTGTCGCAAGGCGATTGGTATTTCAGTGTGAAATATGTCAACAGCCTTGGCGCAAGTGTGTTCTCTGGATCGTCAACTGTTTTTAATTGGAGGCCATTGACGTTCCAATACGCAAATAGATGGCTGGCAATTGCCTATGCTGACAACGATACAGGTACATCTGGTTTTAGTTTTGACCCTCGCAACAAAGCATATTTTGGCCTTTATAGCAACACAACAGCAAACGGCGGCACTAATCCAGCGCTATACACATGGTATTTATCACCATTAAACTTTGGCACATCCACTGATAATTACTTGTTGTACGCGAACCGCAGCAACAGAAAATTTAGTTTTGCCGTAGGTAATGCGGGATACGTTAACCTTGGTGGTGCGTTTGTGCCAAGTGAAACATCTGTGTACGATTCAACAGTATGGTCAGCTTTGGTTGATCCATCTGGAGGAGTTCAAAGTTTTATTGATTTGGACAAATCAACTGGACAAGTTATTGTTAGCGGTTATTCAAGTCAATATCAAAATGATGGGTTCTTATCTATTTCCAACAATACAAATGGACAAATGCGAGTTAACTTGCAACAGTTCTTGAATTTTGGTGCGGGTATTTATACAAAATCCTTTGATGTTGCAAAACTAACTGTAGACGTTTATGGTCGCGTGGTTGGTTTCCTTGAGCAAGATCAATTCTTTTATACAGAAACTGTATATACAGCAACTGCTGCACAAACCACATTTAGCAATACGCACACTGTTGGATGGATTTTGGTATTCCGCAACGGTGTTTTGTTGGATACAAGCGAATATTCGGAAACATCAACGACTGTTGTAATGGCAACAGCTTGCGCTGCTGGTGAAGTTGTTATTATTTTCTATATGCGAGGTGTAAGCACTGCTGCATCTTATGTGCAAACTGGAATGACAATTGCGTCAAGTACATCTAACACTGTTACTTATAGTAATGCGCCTTGGCAAATTGTTAACGTGGGTGACAAGATGACGTTTACAGACGTTATAGTGCCAAGTCCACCAACGCAATACACGGTGCAGAGCATAAACACTTCAACAAAAGTGATTACGTTTACGACCACAATTGCTGGTGCAACTGCTGGCAATCAAGTTTATATTGCTAGGGCTGCTGGCGCAAACTATTCGCCATTTAGCAGATACAGCTTCAACTTAACTGCCGCAACAACATACACGCCAACAACATGGGCAATTCAAAATGGCGCTGAGTCAGTTTATGTAAATGGAAGTCAAATTAACGAGATTGACTACAACATTTCAGGGCTGGCAATTGATGGATTCCCTGCTCCGTTGACGGGTCTTATGACTATCATTTTGTTTGCACCAAACAACCTAAACGTGCCAGCATCTAACGTGGTTAACGTCACTGCTTACTCAACAGCGGGACAGACAACATACCCGTTCACAAGCAATCCATTGTCATTGGAGATTTTTGCCAATGGTGCTTTGCTTGCACAGGGCGCTTCATATGACTACACTGCGAGTTCGGCAAACTACATTTTGACAACAGCATTCAACAACAATTCAACTCTTTTGAATCAACAAACCTTTGCCCGTGATGGAGCCGCATAAATGACACAAGCCTATAACCTTTCGCAACTTGCGAACAATTTAAACACATCAGGTCAGCTAGATGCTACTGATGGTCTTGTAAACGCAGTTCCTGTCGCCAATGGAGGTACGGGAGCTTCTTCAGCTTCTGGTGCAAGAACAAACCTTGGATTGACAATTGGCACAAACGTGCCTAGCCCTACTGGAACAGGCGCTTCAGGCACTTGGGGAATTAGCATCAGCGGCAACGCTGCCACAGCAACAACCGCATCATTTGCAACTAATGCATCATTTGCAACAACTGCTGCCAATGGTGGAGTTACTAGCGTTAACGGGCTAACGGGTGCTGTTAACGTAAGTATCGTGCCAAGCGGCATTACTGAGATTGGTTCTGTTTTGTGGGCGGTAAATACAACTAACAATAACTTCCTTCCCGGCAATACTACTTCAGGCTCAAACCTTAAATATCCTTCAAATATAAGTTCTATAGCTCCCAATTACATATACACGGAAAGCAATCCTTCTTCAGTTCCAAACACTGAAATTAGAGGATCATTTAATGGTACGCCTATGGGAACCGCAGTGAGATTAAACCTAGGAAATACGGGTTATGTACAGCCGCAGGGGTTTACTACATTGTCAGGAACTTGGAGATTTTTAACAATTGTCCCCGCTGTACTTAGTCAATATGATACAAAAATTGGTTGGACTTATTCTTATTCATATTTTGGTTTAGCTGTGAGGATTTCATGATGTTTTATACAACTGTTGAAAATTTATTCTGGTCAAAAAACCGCGACATGATTGATTGTGTTGTTAATTTTGTTGATATGGGAAAACTGCCATTTTCTGCAAGTCCCAATGATTTGCCACACAGCGTTGAAATCTACAACCGCTGTATAAATGGTGATTTTGGCCCGATTGCTGATTACGTTCCGCAGCCACATGAAGGGCCGCAAGATATTTCAAAAATCCCGCCTAGTATGCAAATTCCCACAAGCACATTGGGGGAGATTTTGTAATGCCAGAAATCAAAATAGGCTGCGTTGCTAACCTTTTTTCGCGCATGATGCATTTTAAAAAAGCTGGCGACATTGAACTTGGACACAAGCACCAATTTGACCATCTTACGCTGCTTGCCAAAGGCAAGTTAAAAGTAACGGTTGAAGGCGTTGCTACCGAGTTCACAGCGCCGCACATGATTTACATCCAAAAAGACAAGTTGCATGAACTTAAAGCATTGACTGATGAAACGGTTGCTTACTGTATCCATGCCTTGCGCGACAAAGAAACCAACGAAATCTTAGACCCATCAATGATTCCTGTTGGCATTTCTGCACTGTCTTGTGCTGCACCTATTGTGACTGTCAATAATTAAGCGATAATCTTATTAAGACACGACAAGACTTATCGCCCTGTGATTGCACAGGGAGCATAACTACTTGAGTGTTTGACATGGACAACCAACAGCTTTTCAACCTAGTCGTATCAGTTGCCGGAGGCTTGGCAATCTATGTCATTAACAATCTGACGCGCACCATTCAGAAGCTAGAAGACAAGGTAGGCGAGTTGCCGCACATTTATGTTGCAAAAGATGACTACAGGGCAGACATTGCAGAAGTCAAAGCTATCCTGAAACAGATATTTGACAAGCTAGACGGGAAGGCTGATAAGCCATGAAAGATTGGGTCGTTAGCTTTCTCGCTGCGGCCCTACTTGTAGTGCTGGTGATTTGGTGCGTCAAAGTGTTTATTGAGGTGCTGCAATGATTGCTGAGATTGCTGCGGCTAATGCTGCCTTTGCTGTAATAAAAGGTGCTTTGGCTAACGGCAAGGAATTGCACCAGCTTGGCTCACGGGTTTTTGACTACTTTGACAACAAAGCTAAGATTCAAGAGAACGTCACTAAAAAAGGTGGCGGTTCAGACCTTGAAGAATTTATGGCGCTTGAACAACTGCGCCAACAGGAAGAAGAACTGCGTGAGCGCATGGTTTATGCGGGTAGGCCGGGGATGTGGGGTGATTGGCAAAAGTTCCAAGCCCAAGCTGCCCGTCAACGCAGAGAAGCCAAAGAAGCGGCAGAGCGTGAAGCGCAAAGACGCAAAGAAGCCCTTGCACAACTTGTTGAATACATTGCAGTTGGCATGGCCTCTTTAATTCTTGCCGCATTGCTGACCTACGGCATCATCTTGTATATGTTGCACTTGAGATGAGTGACGAGAAGCTAAACGCCAATACAACCTTAGACAAAGTGCTTGGGTATGTAGATTCGCCTTTTAAGTTGTTTGCCATTATCTTGATGGGCGTTATTGCTTTTGCTGGTTATTTTCTTTGGCAAAACCAAACATTCATGCTGGATGCTTA